CACAACTAATGCTTTTTCTATTGACACATCGTATAACGTTGATATAATAAATGCTACAGGTGGTGGAACTGCTCCAACAAACCCTAAATTTGTTTCTGCATTTAAAAACCATATGTTTTATGCAGGTATGTCAGATGCCATATCTAGTGTAATATTTTCTGGCCCTTTTACAGAAGATGATTTTGATACAGGGGCAGGAACAATAAAAGTTGATACAACTATTGTAGGACTTAAAGTATTTCGTGAAGAATTATTTATATTTGGTACAGATAGAATATTTAAAATATCTGGTTCATCTAGTTCAGATTTTGTTGTTACGCCAGTTACAAGAAAAATAGGTTGTGTAGATGGTAAAAGTATACAAGAGCTTGGCGGAGATTTAATTTATTTAGCACCAGATGGTTTAAGAAGTATTGCCGGTACAGAAAGAATTGGTGATGTAGAATTAGGTACAGTATCTAAGCAAATACAAGATAGAATTGCAGATATTGGAACTAATAATATTACATCTACAATTATAAGAAGTAAATCACAATACAGATTATTTTATCCTACAGACAACGAAACAGAAACAAATGCTAAAGGTATTATTGCTGTATTAAAAGCAAATCCAGAAACAGGAACTTTAGGATTTGAGTATGCCGATTTAAAAGGAATAAAACCTTCATGTACAGATTCTTTTTTTGTAGGGGATACAGAAACAATTATACATGGTGGATTTGATGGATATGTGTATAAACAAGAATCTGGAGGTTCTTTTACAAGAGCTGATGGCACACATACTATAACAGGTTTTTATCGTTCTCCCGATATGTCACTTGGTGACCCGGGAATACGAAAAAGTTTACAACGAGTTTTAGTCAACTATAAAGTTGGTGAAGCAATAGATACAACAAATCAAACATTTAGTTTAAGATATAATTATGATGACACAGATACACCTCAACCAGACCCTTATCAATTTTCTTCTGCAACAGTTGCGGCATTTTATGGTAGTGGTATTTATGCTACCTCTGCATATGGTTCTTCTGGATTTCCATTGGAACGAGTATCAGTTGAAGGTTCGGGATTTGTAGTGGCATTTAAATTAGAAGATGAAAGTGCAAAACAATCTCTATCTTTACGAGGATTTGAATTAGAATACGTTAACGGAGGAAGAAGATAATGGGAGCGACTTATACAAGACAAAGTACTATTACTGATGGTGCAGTCATTGAGGCATCACATTTTAATGATGAGTATAATCAGTTATTAGCGGCATTTGCGGCAAGTACAGGTCATACCCACGATGGTACTGCGGCTGAAGGTGGGCCAATAACTAAGTTACTAGGTAATACTTTAACATTTGGTGCGGCTACAGCAGGAACAGATATAACAATTACATTTGATGGTGAAACATCTGATGGTGTATTTAAATGGATGGAAGATGAAGATTACTTTGAGTTTTCTGATGACCTTCTTGTAGCTAGTACAGAAAAATTACAATTTAGAGATACAGCAATATATATTAATTCATCTGCTGATGGACAGTTAGATTTAGTTGCTGACACAGAAATACAGATAGCGGCTACAACTATAGATATAAATGGTGCTGTCGCACTTAATGGTGCTATTACAGGTGCTACTAATATTACATTATCTGGAGAATTAGATGCGGCTACTTTAGATATATCTGGAGATGCAGATATTGATGGTACACTTGAAGCAGACGCAATAACTATAAATGGAACTGGAATAGGTTCTATCTATCAAGTTTTAGCAGGTAGTTCAGATACAGTAACAACTGGAGCTTTAAACTCTGGTTCAATAACTTCTGGATTTGGAACTATAGATACTGGTTCATCAACAATTACAACAACAGGATTAATTACTGGTGGTTCATTAGATATTGATGATGTTTTAATTAATGGAACAACAATAGGACATACTGACGACACTGATTTAATGACATTAACAAATGGTGTCTTAACAGTTGCAGGTGAAGTTGATGCAGTATCATTAGATATATCGGGTAATGCTGATATTGATGGTACATTAGAAACAGATGCTTTATCAATAGATGGAACGACAATTACTTCAACTGCGGCAGAAATAAATATATTAGATGGGGATAATAGTGCCTCAACAGTAACTATTGCAGATGCCGATAGAATCATTTTAAATGATGGTGGCACAATGAAACAGGTTGCTGTTAGTGCACTTAATACTTATACAAGTTCAAGTATAGCGGCGGATGATATTGGCACTGGTGATGCGGCTGTAACTATAGCTACATCTTCTGGTAATATTACAATAGATGCTCAAGCAGGTGATGCTGACATTATATTTAAAGGAACTGATTCAAGTTCTGATATAACTGCTTTAACTCTTGATATGAGTGCGGCAGGAGCGGCAACATTTAATGATAAAATTATTGCAACTGAACTAGATATATCTGGTGATGTTGACATTGATGGTACATTAGAGACAGATGCATTAACTATTAATGGTACAACTTTAGCAGAAACAATTTCTGATACTGTTGGAGCTATGGTAGGTTCTAACACAGAAACAGGAATTACTGTAACATATCAAGACGCTGATAATACTTTAGATTTTGCTCTTGGTGCGGCACAAACAACAATTACATCTTTACTTGCAACTGATATTAAAATTGGTGAAGATGATGAAACAAAAATAGATTTTGAAACTGCTGATACAATTAACTTTTATGCAGGAAATGAAAAACAATTAATACTTACAGATGGTGCTTTAACACCGGGTGCTGATAATATTTTAGACCTTGGTAGTAGTGGTGTTGAATTTAAAGATGGATATTTTGATGGTACTGTAACAGCAGATGCTTTTGCAGGGCCTTTAACTGGTAATGTAACTGGTAACGTATCTGGAACTGCGGCTACAGTAACTACTGCGGCTCAATCCAATATTACTTCTTTAGGAACACTAACCACACTTACTGTTGATAATGTAATTGTTAATGGAACAACAATTGGTCATACTGATGATACAGATTTAATTACTTTAGCAGATGGTGTTGCAACTGTTGCAGGAGAAATATCTGTAACTACCTTAGATATAGGTGGTACAAATGTAGCGGCAACTGCCGCAGAATTAAATATTATGGATGGTAATACATCTGCAACATCTACTACTTTAGCAGACGCAGATAGATTAGTAACAAATGATAATGGAACGATGGTGCAGGTAGCACTATCTGATGTAAAAACATACTTAACAAGTGCAGGATTTTCAAGTGAAGACCCAACTGCTCTTGCAATTGCATTAGGATAATAGGAGGATAAATGGCTAATACTTTTAAAGTAGTAACTAAAGCAGGTGTAACCAGTGCTGATGTTATCTATACAGTAGCAAGTTCTACAACAACTGTAGTTCTTGGTGTTATGGTAGGTAATACAACAACTGGTCAAATCACTGCTACAGTTAGTTTAGGTTCAGATACCTCTAACAGAGCAGGAGCAAACAACGAAGCAAACCAAACAGTTGAACTCGTTACTAATGCACCGGTTCCTGTTGGTGGAACACTTGAACTACTAAGCGGAAATAAAGTAGTAATGGAGACAACAGATACACTGTCACTGACAGCATCTGGTGCGGCTGATATTACTTTGTCAATAATGGAGATAACGTAAAATGGCTTTTATAGGTACACCTTTAGATACCAGAAATACTTTTCAATCTCTTGCAGGTAAGAGGTTTGATGGTGATGGAAGTACAACTGCATTTACTTTAGATGTAGCACCTTCTTCAACATTAGACATAGAAGTATTTGTTGGAAACGTAAGACAAGACCCTAACTCAGCATACACTTTATCTGGAACAACACTAACGTTTACTGGTGCACCTCCTAGCGGCACAAACAATATTTATGTTGTTCATCAAGCAAAAAGTGTAGGAACTATTGACCCTCCTGCAACAGAGACTGTAGCAAAAACTTTTAGTAGCACTGTTCAATTAGGTGGAACTGCGGATATGAATGGCACAGAATTAATTCTTGATGCTGATGGTGATACCTCAATTACTGCTGACACTGATGACCAAATAGATTTTAAAACAGGTGGAACTGACAGAGCAGTAATTGATAGTTCTGGTAATGTTAAATTTAATTCTGGATTTGGCTCAGTTACAACTGTTTTTGGTTGTAGAGCTTGGGCACTTGTTAATCAAACAGGTACACAAGCAATTAAAGGTAGTGGCGGTGTAAGTAGTGTTACAGACACAGGTGTCGGTGCTACAGATATTAATTTTTCAACTAATATGCCAGATGGAAATTATTGCACATCTATGTCACCCGGTGGAAGTTTATTGTCTACTTCTAACCAACAATTTCCAGTTGCAGTTGGTAACGATGGAGTTGCAAACGTAGCCAAAGGGGTAATAGGGTCAAGACAATGTGATAATGATGGGGATACATTTGCGACGGCAGATTCTGCTCAAATTAGCATTGCTTTTTTTAGGTAAAAATTATGAGTGATAAAAGAATAATATATAAAAAGAAAAATGGTGTAGTAAGTATAATAATACCTGCACCAGATGCTTTAAAATCTATGACTATAGAAGAAATTGCAAAAAAAGATGTACCTACAAATTATAAATATAAAATTGTAGATGTATCTGAAATATCTTCTGACAGAACTTTTAGAGATGCTTGGGTTATTAATGATTCAGAATTAACAGATGGTGCCGGTGAAAATCACGGAATATTGGAGGAGTAATGGGTATAACTATTGATATATCAAAAGCTAAAGAAGTTTGGAAAAATAAAATTAGATTTAAAAGAGGAATGGCACTAAAAAAATTAGATATAGATTTTATGAAAGCACAAGAAGCCGGAACAAGTACAACGTCTATTGCGGCTGATAAAAAAACATTAAGAGATTTACCCGCACAAGTTGATTCAGCTACTACTGTTGATGAAATAAAAGCAGTATGGAATGATAAATTAGGAGATAAATAGGAGTAACACATGAGTAAAACAACAATACCAACAGGTGGAATAACAGATGATGCGGTGACTTTTGCTAAAGCAAGCGGTTTTGGAAAAGTTTTACAAATAGTAACAACTGCAACAACAACCACTTTTTCAACAACAAGTAATACTTTTACAGATTGCACTCCAATGACTGTAAATATTACTCCTTCAGCAAGTAATTCTAAAGTTTTAATTGTATGTAATGCAAATTTTGGTGGGTCTGCTGACAACAGAACAGGCGTGAGATTGTTAAGAGGTTCTACTAATATATTTCAAGGTGCAGATGCAAGTAATAGACAAGGAGTTACAACAGCACATCCTAACGCAGAAGATAACAGTATATATAATGTAGCTTTTCAACATTTAGATAGTCCTTCTACTACTTCAGAAACAACTTACAAATTACAAGTTTCTGCTCAAACTTCTGGTTCAGAGACAGCGTATTTAAATAGAACAGGTACTGATTCTAACGACCAATATACAAAACGTCCTTCTTCATCAATTACAGTAATGGAAATAGGAGCGTAATATGGCAGATTTACACAAAGCAATAAGAGCAATACATAACAATGTTGTAAATATAATAGGTGATACAAAAGAAGACATTGTGGCAACTGACACAAATGGTAGTGCAGTTAGTATTAATTGGACAAATGTTAATGCATGGACTGACCCAAATGAATATCAATATAAACGAGCATCAGAGTATCCATCTGTTGTTGACCAATTAGATGACCTATATCACAATGGTATTGATGGTTGGAAAGCTACAATTAAAACAACAAAAGATAAGTATGCAAAGGAGTAAAACATGGCACTAAGTAAAATAGATGTAGCAAATATGTTAACAGGTGCAACTCCTGTGGCTAATGGAGGAACAGCGTTAACGTCTGGATTTGTTAATGGTGGCGGTTTATCTATGGCTCAAACATGGAGATTAACAAGCAACTTTACAGGTAATGATGACTGGACAAATTTAGAAGCTGACGATGCGGATGGTTATGGGAACATTGGAACAGCAATGACAAATTCAAGCGGTATTTTATCTTTTCCATCCACTGGATATTATTTTATCCATGTTGTAGCAAATTTTAAAGACCCCGGTGCAAGTCAAAGAATATGTGCTGTTGAAATATATTACACTGCTAATAATTCTAGTTATGCCGCAGTAGCAAAAGGCAGGTCACAAGTTGCAGATGAAACATCATCTTCTGACGATAACCATGGCCATGCTAGCACCTTTAAATTTTTTGATATTACTGATACAACAAATCAAAAGTTTAAAATATACAGTTATGTAAACGGAGACGCAAGTATTGCGACAGAAGGAGATTCGGCGGATAATTTATCTGCTATTTCAATATTTAGATTAGGAGATACGTAATGTCTAGACCATCACATATAGAGGATTATTTAGTTACGATTAGAACTGGAGCATGGTTTGGATGGACAGATTCTAAAAATAAAATTTATTCAAATTTAAAAATGTTAAAAGGCGATACGCCTCCCACTGAAAAAGAGTGCACTGATGGTTTAAAATCATTACAAGATAAATGGGATGAAAACAATAAAAGTTATAAAAAAAATAGAGAAAAAGAATATCCAAAAGTAAGCGAGCAACTTGATAAATTGTATCATGATATGACAGCAGGTAAATTAGATGCAACTGGTGAATGGCATAAAGCGATTAAAGCAATTAAAGATAAATACCCAAAGGAGTAATAGATGGCATATATAGGACAAGGAATTAAAGAGGGCACATTTAGTGTCCTCGATACCAGTGGCAATACCTATAATGGGTCTAATGTTACATTTAACTTAGGTTCACAAGTTGGTTCACCGGCACAGCTTCTAGTATCACATGACGGTGTTATTCAAAAACCCGGCACAGATTATAGTTTAGCTA